GGCTTTCTCGACAAACTTCTGTTCAGGCGTGACGTTAGCAGGGAGGCGTACCGTAGTATGGAACTTTGAGAGCTGTCTCTTGACGTCACACATACTATCAGGCAGTCCTGTCCAGACTGCGGGTGAATAGTAGCGTGCCAAGAAATTGACTCCTCGTTCCCCTCGGCGTACCACCTGCGCCTCGAGTATGAGTCCGGTCGCTCTGGAGGCCCACTGGTGGGACTCGATGGGCAAGTTGCCATCGAGACCATCGTCACCGAGATGAACTCCCAGGGCTGCGAAAGCTTCCTCGGGGTTATAGGTCGACCCTCCTTGTTTGGGGGTGTGCCTGAATGCAAGATAGGCGTTAAACGCAGCTCGCAGGGTTTGGAACAGGCTGGTAGCTGAACAGCCTGATCCGTGCGAAGGTCCTTGATCGAACGTGGTTCCATGTGGTAAATATCCTTTATTATCTACGTTCGTCTTGAGTAATTCATTCAACTTAGCAGTGTGGTTTGTAAAGGCCTTCATACAAACCACACGATCAACCCGGCGCAACGTATAGCTGATCGTCCCATCCATGCGGTGATAATCAGAGATATTGACGAACTCTGAGTCCGTGCAAATCTCCGTCACTCGCTGGGCGATCTCTAGAGGCGTTTTGCCGGGGCCATACCACTTGAACTGCTTCATGTGTTGGGCGAGCGCCAACGCGAACTGAGCCATGTCAAGCTTGTCAGCATCATTATAGGTGGAGATGTTTCTGGGGTCTTTGACATCAGAATACGCCTCCGCCTTGATGAAGCATTTTAAGACTAGCTTGCGGATCTGTCCGGTCAACACTGCCTTCGCAATCGACAGCTGCTGGGCACTGCTAGTCTGTTTCGCATTAACTACTTCGAAACAGACCGGTTCAAGGTGCACTTTCTGCATGATGAGGTTCGCAAACTCATCCATACAGCGGTCACGGAAGTTACTCGGTTTCGGTTCGGGCTTCTTGAGGCTGTTGATACGCCCTTCGACGCATCGTTCCTCTCCTGCCTTATTCGCCACCGGTGCAAAAGCTCCGTGAACGAGTGGACTCATGAATGCCTGGAGCTTTGGGCGGGCTTCACAGTCAAACACAGCTGGTTTGAACTGATAGGCTCTCACACCCTGCTCAACAGGATAGACCGTCAATGTCGCTCTTTGGCCACAGCTTCGGTGATAGTCGGTTAGGACGGCTGAAGCAGCTCTATCCTTGACCCAACTAGCTGTAGTCGGCAACATCAAATTGGTCGTACCTAAGCGGGCTACGGTCGCTATCGCATCATCTTCCGACTGAGGGACAGTGGCGCACAGCGCGGTGCCTGGCCGCGCGGTGGTCACCATCAACTCGCCTGTCGACGACATGACATTGAACCTCACAAACTTTTCTCCTTTTAGTCCCACCTTTATCGGGTTGAACCTCGTCATTTCCTTGGTGTCGAGTAGGTAGGCCGCAATAATAGCAGCCAGACCATGGAATGCGCGTATCGGGGCCAGCAAGATCACCTGACGGTGCTTGCCGACCTGTTTACGCTCCACGGCGTACGCAACCG